CTGCCGAGAATTACAATTTGAGTAAAACTTCTATAGTTCAGTTTGAGAATATTCTCTTCCAGCACTTTTTGATTTAGCCGGTCATCAGATTCCTTATGAAGAGGAGAACCATTCACTTCGATATCAAAAATATTTGGTTTTATTCCACGCCTTACCAGATATTCACGATTATTTACAGAAAACTCAATTTCGACTAAACAATCCTTTTCATTAGTGGTATTGATAAGTTGATTCTTATTAATTTTGCGGAATGCTTTATTAAAAGGAACAAATGTAAGGGCGTCTATTACGGAACTTTTTCCATTTCCATTTGCCCCAACAATAATGTTTGTTTGGTTCTTCTCAAAATCAATTTCTGTAAATTGATTGGGCGATGAAAGAAAGTTCTTATATCTAATCTTATGAAATACTATCATTTTTAGGAGGAATCACAATGTCGTCAGGAGTAATTACAGTATACTTGTAGTCATACATATTGCAAATTTTTATTGCCAGTTCATCATCAACTTCTATCACATCCATCTCTTTCTCATAATCTTCATCATACTCAAGCATCATAGCATAACGAGTGGCATCATCCTCATCCTCAAAGAGAAATAAGACTTTTTCTCCGTATCTATCTTGAACGGCATATGCTCCGTCGTCTCTTCGATCTTTGAGTGTGAGAAGATACATTTTACTCGATTTCGCAAGATTGCTGATATAAATCTTGAAATATGCCTTTAATGACATTCTTATCAAAATTACATTCTGATTC